AGATTATGCTTATGTATACTATGAAAAATATAAAAATTACTAAAATAGAAACTGAAGAAGGTTATTGGAGCGATAAAAAAAATAAACATATTAAATATAAAACTCCTAAAATAACTAATACTGTAGTTTATGAAGCAAAATATATTTATAATGGTAATGAACTAACAGAAGTATTAGCTTTTTGTAGTAGACACCATTCCGATTATGGCAATCAAATAAAAGTAGAATTTGATTTAGAGGATAATTAATCATGGCATATATAACAAATGATAAAGTTTTAATTACTTATATAGACAATAATAAAAAAAGCAGATGCCAAGAAGCAATTATTATTGGCAGAACCTTTGATCAAAACCCAAAATACGATGTCAGACTATTACACAACGATTATTTAATAACAAACGTAGATATGGAAATGCTAGAGTTACTGTAACCTCTTGATTTTACTAGGTTTTCTATCGTTTAAATTATCAGCCAATTCTAAACGTGATTTATGGAGCTGAATACGTTTTAATAAATCTTTACGTTCATACCATTCACCTCTAATTGGTGCTAAAAATTCACCAGGTGTTGGTATTTTACAGAACGTATGTGTTTCTAACAATTTTAAAACGCCTCTTTCCCATAAATCATTAGGAATATCTGATAATAACTTTTCAAAACCTTTCATCATAAAAGGATCAGGTACTTTACATCCTAGCATTTTAGCTGTAAATCCAATGCCTCTAGCAATCTTTTCTGGCCCTGCACCTTGCAGTAATACCAGAATAGATTGTTCGGCATCATCTAAATAATCATCTACAGCTTCTCTGTTTAAATCACGTACAGGTATAAATACTGCCTCATTTAATCTTTTACGTACTACATCTAATGATGTAACTTGTCTTTCTGTTAATTCATTTGCCATATTGTTTCCCCCAATGTGCAATGAGAACGGATTCTGCTAATCCGTCATGTTTTTTAAGTTTCCAGAGTTCTTTATACGCAGGATATAACTCTGATGCTAAATTACGTGCTTCTTCTTTATCAGAAGATAAACCATAATATTTTTTCCATTCTTGCGGTCTAACTTCTACTACCTGATTAAAATAAATAGTTGTAGTACCTAATAATATACCATAACCAAAACCAGTTTTAAAGGTAGAAGATAACCCTTGTTGTGGCATAGCTTGTTGTTTTTCAATATAACAAGTACGCAAACCTACACGTTGAATAAAAATATCTCTTAATTCAAGAATATTAATATATCGTGTTTTTTTATTGGCTATTCGTAGTGTACTTACCGGCATTGATAAAACATTAAAGAAACTACCGCCCATAAATGTTATGCCACCATTTAAACCTGGATCTATACCACAAATCATTTTTGTTTTTTTCTAGGTTTTAATACTAAATCACAATCTAATGATTCAGCCCAAGCAAAAGCATTAAATAAAGTAGGTTTTCTATAACCAATTTCCCACTTAGCTGTAAGACCATCAGCAATGCCAGTTTTTTGATCTATTTGAGGTTGTGATAACCCTAATTTATATCTTCGTTTTCTAAATTGCGAGATTAATTTCTCACAAAATCTGTTTTCTTGTTCCATAAGGCCCCCACCTTTGAAATTAATGTCAATTCACATTACATAATGCCACAAGAAAATAAAAAAGCCAATGTTATTTTTATATGTTATACTATTTTTAATCTAACCGAAGGAGGTAGAGAGATGTCAGACTATGAAATGTCAAATATACATGACGAAATACAAAAATTAAAACGCAATAAACAGCCATTAGATCTAGATGCTGCAATAAAAAATAATGAAATTATAAAAACATTAACTGCTGTATGCTTAAAGATGGATAACAAAGAACATCGAGAAGGCATACTTAAAGTTATTAACGAATTAACTACGGATAATATGCATAATTTAGATCATATTCCTAACGAGCATTGGTACGAAAAATCATGAAGAATACTGGATTAACTGAACAACAAATACAACGTAGAAAATTAGGTATAGGTGGATCTGATGCCAGAATTATAGCTAATGGTACGCAAGAAGATTGGCATAACCTCTGGTTACAAAAAACAGGTCAAGAAGAACCTAAATTTGATATGAGAAGTAAATTTCTTATGGCTTTAGGTAATGCTACAGAACATGTAACTTTAGACAGGCTTAATGAAGAAGTTCCTGTATACAAACCACAACTTGATAACGACAGTATAGAAAAATACAAAAAAGCATTAGAACGTGTGCATGAAGAATATAAATTTATGCGTTGTAATTTAGATGGTTTAACAAATTCTAACCGTCAACCTATAGAAGTTAAATTTCATACTGGAAATAAATCATTTGCAGAATTAGCTGATTTCTATGCACCACAATTACAACATAATATGATGTGTAGCACTTCTACATCTATTGTATTTGCTGTTACTTTTGGTCATTACGGTACATTTAAATGGGAACTGTTTAAAGCTGATTATGATTGGCAAGGACATTATATAGAAAAAGCTATTAAGTTTTGGGATATGGTAGAAAAAAAATTGCCTCCATATAAAAACTTTAATGAAGATAATATAGGTGTTCCAGATTATTCAATGCTTAAAACTATAGATATGACTAAAACTAAATCATCTAATGCTTGGACAGAATATGCTGTTGAATGGTTAATTAACAGACCTTATGTTCAAAAATTTAAAGATGCAGAAAAAGAATTAAAATCGTTAGTACCAAAACAAGCCAATATAGCTATTGGTAACGGTATAAAAATAAAACGTGCCAGAAACAATCGTTTAACTATAACAGAAAACGATTTAGAAGATTTTTTAAAAGAATCAAAAAATATGTTTACAAATGGAAAAGAAAGTGAGGATAAATGACTTATTACAATAACGAAAAAAAGAAAGCTAACTTAGCATTATGGGAACAAGTTAGTAAAACTAACCCTGCTCATACAAAACCTGTATCTTTTGGTCGTGGCTTTACAGCTATTGATGCTCATTCTCAAATTATGTGTGCTACAGAAGCTTTTGGCCCAGTTGGCATAGGTTGGGGCTATAATGTAGAATACAAAATAGACGATAAAATGCTTATTGCATTTGTAAGTATTTGGCAACAAGATCATGCTAATAGTTTTGGCCCTATATGTTCTATTGCTCCTTTATACAATAAAAAAGGACAATTAGATGATGATGCAGGTAAAAAAGCTATGACTGATGCTTTAACTAAAGGTTTATCTCATTTAGGTTTTAATGCTGATGTATTCTTAGGTAAATTTGATGACAATAAATATGTAAATGAAAGAAACATAGAAATTCAAAAAGAACAAATAGCTGAAATTCCATTACCTAAAGACGTAAAAAAATATGTAGAAGAAGCTAAAAAACTTAAAACATTAAAAGAACTAGAATCTCATTGGGAAGAAATGAAAAAAATACAAAAAAATACAGATCCTAAAGTATTTATCAAAGTAAAAGGTATTATTACTGAATTAGTAAATAATATTAAAACAACAAAATAGAAAGCTTACTTAATGCACGAATTGTGGGAATCGTCTAAAACACAAAGCTCTGCAATTAGAATAAGTAAGCTAATCAAGCCCACAATTTATGTAGGAACTGAACTTCTATGGCTTGAAGGTAAAACTAAATCTAAAAAAAAGAGAACTGTTGTTTTAGGTATGTCAAGAAACAAAGACGCCTTTCACGCTACACTCGTAGATGAAAATAATAAACAAACATACTTATGCGTTCAAACAGAACAGCCAATAACATTAGAAAAAAACTTTAATAGTTTTGCCATTGATGTTTTTGAAAAAATACTTGAACAATTAATCGAAGGAGTAGGAGTAGAATTATGACAAATAAAATCTTAAAAACTACTGAATACGCCATGTTTAAATTTATTAAAGGTAACAGACCTATAAATTATACTCATGTAGGCAATTTAGTTAATAGCATAAAAGAAAAAGATTTAGCTATGCCTATAATTGTAGATCAAGACATGAATGTAGTTGACGGACAACATAGGCTTAAAGCTTATGAAATATTATCTAAACCTGTAACATATATTGTTAAAAAAGATTTTAATTTAGCAGATATAAGACAAGTTAATTCTGTTCAAAAAAATTGGACACCATTAACATATATGAACTCTTTTGCTCAATTAGGAGTAGAAGATTATGTGTATTTAGAATGGTTCTATAGAACATATAAATTTGGTATTAATGAATGTTGCCAAATGTTAGATGGTGGCGCACAAAGAAGTGCTAAACATACTGTAGAGTTTAAAGAAGGTAAATTTAAAATTAAAAACTTAGAACAAGGTAAATTAATAGCTAAAAGAATTAATAAAATTGGAGAATATTTTGAACATTATAAAAAACGTACTTTTGTAACTGCTATGATTTTTGCTATTAGAGAAAAAGATTTTGCCTGGACACGTTTTGAACAAAAGTTAGAAAATTTTTCTTCTATATTAAAAAATCAAGGAAGCAGACATGATTTTCTTGTTAATATAGAAAAATTATATAATCATAAAACATCTATTGATAAAAGAATACGATTTAACTTGAACTTGAAGGCTTAGAAACTGCATCACGCTAGCCTCTAAGCCTTCGCCCAACACGAAGCTCATTCGTGTAATTTAACCCTACCAAACAGGAGAGTATAATGCAATTATATACAGAATCACAAAAAAAACAGTTAAACAAAAACTGGGAAATAGAAAATAGAACAGGTAACATGCAAAAAGCTGTTATTAAACTTTTTAATCCTAGTGGTATAGGCACATGGTATATAACATCTATGACAGATGATGAATCTATAGCCTACGGTGTTTGTAGCATACAAGAAGTAGAAATAGGTAGTATTGACATGATAGGCTTAAAACGAATTAAAATACCACCTTTAAATTTACCTATAGAAAGAGATATACATTTTGAAGCCAATAAATATACACCTGAAGAATGTATAGAAATGGAAAAAAAATATGGAACGTGATACAAAAACAAAAATATTAAAATTAAAAAATCAATTAGCTTTTATTTATGCACGTAGAGCCACATCTTATACTGAAGAAGATGAAATACATGAAGAAGCTAAAAAAATAGCTAAAGAATTAAATATGGAACCAAATCATTTTTGGAACTTATACATTCAAAATTAAGGAATTATAAATGTATGATGAAGATGATCCAAAAAAATTAGATGCTTTATATAAATTAGATGCTATTAAAGAAACAGTTACAGTTTTAGAAACTTTAATTAAAAATAACGCTAAACCAGAAGATATTATGAGAGATTTTAGCAAAACTAAAACTAGTAGCGATTGGATAATAGTGTTTGCACATATGGCTTCCTGGTATTATTACACACAAAAAAAGAAAGAAGGTAAATAATGTTTCATCAACCAGAAAAAGGAATACATACAACAAATAATCTTATAGTAGATGCTGTATGCGTTGAAGGCATTTTAGAATTAAGAGTAACTGTAGAAGGTAAAATGTATTTTAGACAAATAGATAAACAAAGTTTAAATTGGATTATAAAAAGAATAGCTGATGCTATAAATAATAGTAATAGAGGTATAGACAACGGTTAATGTTTCACGTGAAACATTTATAACCATTGACCTGTAAACATCATTTTAGATAAATTTTTACTACGTCTTTTTGTTTGTCTAGCCCAATTACTATCTAACATTTCTTTAGAAGCCTCATCCCATAATTCATTAGCTATTGCTCTAAAAAAATTGGGCCACATTGTAGGATTAAATCTTGTTATTCCCATATTAAATGCCATATCTATAATAACAGCAGTTCTAATTTCATTTAAATGATCTATCGGAAAGTTTTTAATTTCTTGTTCAACTCTAGAAATATCGTTTAATAACAAATACTTAGCCTCATCTTCAGATATACCTAAACCATCTTTTGCTACATTTCTACCTACACCTATTGTAGGATGTCCTATAAGTATATCACCAGCTTGTAATTCTTGACCAGTACCATCATCATATACTTTTAAAATTACACCTTCATGATCTGAAATTAAATCTATAAGTTTATTTTTATCCATTTAATGCTTTTTCTAATTGTTTTATTAATTTATTCTTTTTTAATCGTCTATCAAGTTCAATGCCAATTTCTCGACCTTTAGCTTCTAATTCTAATTTAGTTAATTTATTTAAATCTATTTGGCTAGATTTAGGTGTAAACCAACCATTTAACCATTCAAACATTTATTCCTCCTTTACCCATGGTTCTTTAGGCCCATAACCAAAATAACTTCTAGCATGACCTTCTTCTATTAATTTATCGCAAATATTTACATTATCAACTAATGGTATACCAAGTATTCTGCCAAACTTACCTTTACCATCTTTTTCTGTTCTTACAATAAAGGTTTTTGGCAAGAGTTCTTTAAGCCTAGCCTTCGAAGCCAAACCCAACTTTTTCTCAGCCAAGTTTCTTGTTCGGCTTTCAGGCGTGTTAATGCCATATAATCGCACTCGTTCTTTCTGCAACCACACTTTAAATCCCAAATCGATATCAACATCTATTGTATCACCATCTATAACCCTTCGTAATGTGCAACGATATTCGTACATTACTCACATAACCTTTCATAGATTTCATTATGAATTAATAAATCATCAACTAACTCATCAGATATAACATCTATATCTGCATCAGTAGGATTAATTGGGCCACTTATAATACAGTAACCTTTATTTCCGCTTCCTATACTTCCGCAACTTGCTACGCTTAGCACTAGCAGTAGTAGCATTAATTTTCTTTTTAACTTCATCAGCTACCCTTATATCGTCTAATTGCTCTTTCATAACATCGGCTTGTACCGCTTTACGCATAAGGACAAAGCCAAAAAGCTTAGATGCTAATTTGGCGATGCCACCTAATGCTGATAACCAACCCATTATGAATCTTTATTACGATTTTTGCCAATATTACCAGACACAACATTTAAAATAGTAAGAACAAAATTAATTATTTTATCATCACTTTTAGTTGGTGTCAGAGCAGTAATAGCAGTACACGCAGTAACTATACCAGTTACAGCGGCAATCCAAGCTGGACCAGAGTTAAAAAAACCAACAATCATATCCATAGTTTTTCCCCTTTTTATTAATATTTTAAATTATAACCGTAAACACAATTCCTGCAAGAAATAAAATTAAACTGCCATAAGAAGCAATAATAATTGTTTCTAATCTATCTATTTTTTTTAATATTTCATTACGATTTTGTTCACAATGATCTCTT